ATTTGCTTTCCACTCTTGCCAATGCATTGCACTTGTCAGATGTTTTACTCCGCACTAATTTATTATCCGCATCATTCAAGGTTGCATTAAAACTTTCGTTAGCAAATTTATCTTCGTTCTGTATAAGCAACAGCTCTAAGTTACTTGTTTTAGTTGCCAAAAGAGTCTCACCCTCTCTAAATACTTACTCTTCTTTATATTATACCATAATAAAATTAAATTGTCAATAAAAATAAGAGGGGCAATTACGCTCCTCTTATTCCGCATAAGGTATGTATGAAAGCCATTTATTAGACCTGTATCTGTAGTATACCGCTGTGTTGTTTTTATACACAGTATAGTTGTTTTGGAATACATAGTCTGGCCCAATAGTTACCTGATGTAACACTGCGTTTCCATTTTCGTCTACACCGTCAATTCTATAGGCAATATTTGATGATATATCATAATAGTTACCATCCTGACCTTTTACACCCGTCTCCGCCATTGTACCTTCAAATAGTAAACAACAACTTTCGTATGTCAACGTATAGGTAGGGCATACAATAGACTCTGGTATTGTTATGATAGTAGGTGATTTTACCATTGTGTTAGCAAATGACTGAATATCAGCTTTATTGTCACATATTCCTACCAGTCTAGGTAAATTATATATAACCTGCTTCTCATAATTATCATAAGAATATATATCTTTATCTTTGTTATATGTTAATACATCTATGGTTACATTATTAACCACTTTTAGTTTATTATTTAGATTAACGCATATATCAGACCAACTTAGTGTCATGCTATCCTTGGCAGTGCCGTCTGAATTTAATGCATCCTCCTTTAACTCAAATGTAACGCCATTGCTTGTTACTCTTATAACATTTTGTGTATCTGTAGCTGGTGTTACAGGAGAATCAGTTTGTTTCATTATGTTATAACCATAAAATTTATTTCTAGTATTAAATTTAAATACAACATTATCAGCAAATATAGTTGTTGCTGGGTAATTGTACTGTAACATCGAGCATGTGCTTCTATCTGCCCCAAACTTTAAATTAGCCATTATTGAAGGGGCTTCTCCTCTTCTTACAGTATTTAATAATGTTAATTTATTAGCATCAAATTTTTGTGTTCCATCAAGTGTTTCTGTAGTCAACTCTAATTGTTCTTTTGATATATAACCTTCTCCACATACTTTCTTATTCAGATTAACATTCTGACATATATCAAAGAAGTATACTAATGATTCTGCCGTATGTGTTTTTGGAACAGTATCGTATAAACCTCTTATAATGCCTTTAATTAAGTAATCACCATTAGCTAACATTTGAATACTGTCATAAGACATTATTTCCCCATCAGATACCATCAAATTCTGCCCTGATTTACTGTTCAAAGTATCTGGGTCATTATTTATTCTTTTTATCTTCTCGTTAAGCAGTTCTGAACCATTAGCTCCCAATGATACTATTTCTAATCCTGTATCATCTTTATCATATGCTTCTTCATAACCATATATCATTCTTCCTACCATACTAAAGTCACTAGATTTGGTAGTTACAGCATATCCACCATTTTCGTATCTCCATACACTCCAATATGTTGTATAGGCTGTGGGCTTAGCCCCGAATGCATATACAAATGTATCTGTACTTCTTGTTACTTCATATGGTGCTTCTAAGAATAACTGTTTTACTATTTCCTCTGGTAGATGTGCATCAGTAGACCAATCAATACCATGGCTTGTGTCATAATCTGTCTTAGAGAATCCAAAGATATCCTCTATTGCTGTTACCTGTATTTTACCATCAGTTAAGTTACCGTAATCAACATCTGTAACTCTATATACCTGTTGAGTTATACCATATGGTTCCCAGCTGATATTAACTGGCTCTCCAATAGTTAATTCATATGCTTCTCTATTAGCATTAAAGGTAACAGTTGATAATGGATATGCTAGTGATAATAGCTGATTCTTTACATAGGCTTTTATGTTATCTGCGGTAGTAAAATATGGTGCTTCTAGTTTCTTCTCATTCATATTATTAGTAATTCTTACGTTGGCAATATCTGTTATAGATAGTGTACCAGTGTCATATTTATTGCTTGCATCTGTATATGTAGCTGAAACTGTAGAACTTGTTTCTGTCCAGTCAAGTCTAGTAAATTCCATAGAACTACAGTTTGCTGTGTTAAACTGTTTCAATTTTTTAATATCATAATCTGAACGAATAAGTTTAAAAGTTATTTTTCCTGTCTGAGGAGAAGCAAAACATACCCCGTTTATATGATTAAGTATTATGCTAATATATGAACCAGATGTCTTTACCTCTGTAAACTGTGCTGATATACCCATAGATTCTAATTCTGTTTTAGTCCCTAAAGCTATAAGGCTATCTATGTCTATTCTATCGTCAGTAGGTATAGAACATCCCCAGTCTGTATTCTTAAATATTTCATATATAGCTTCTGCCGCATTTAAATCATCCCCCAATCTACCCAATGTGTATTCACCATGAGTAACTAAGGTGTTAAATGTAGGACAAGCTGGTAATACATTACTATCTTTAGCTAACAGATTCTTCCATGCCCCTTGCAGTTTAGCTAATGATTCAGCACTTTTATCATTCACATATGACTCACCATATGAAGTTACTGTACCGTATTCCCCAGCTATGTTTTCTTTTCTTATGTCAGTTAATCCTGAATAATAGGTTGTCAATTCTGCATAAGCCGACACTAAATCACTTATATAATTATCCTGTATCTTAGTTGGATATTTCTGCTTTAGTCCATTAGGATAATTAACAACTTCAAACCACATCTCTGGTATAGTAGCTTGTTTTCCTATATATGCTTTAGGAATTACACATGTCATATACATAGGGTATACTGGTGTCAATCCCTGTAAGGCAGTTGGTATACTTGAATCGTGCATTTGTGACACCATCCATGAATCTCTTCCCTGTGCTGTTGTGCCAAAATAAAATCTTATATCCCCAATAAATCCCCCGTTTTCATCAACACCGCCAAACATATCATCATCATCAATATGTGCTACTATGCCTGTAGGGTTATCGGATTTCCATGCTACTTTACTGCTATTGTCCCATACTCCTTTTTCGGTACTATCTTTCACGTTGGAGTCATACACATTCATCCATATCTTCTTAATGCCTACATTTTCACCCGTCCAGCACAGAATATTTTGCCAACCTAAATAGTATTTAAATCCCTTCTGGATAGTTGTTCTACCCATATGATTCATAAATAGCTGTGTTAATAGCCATAGTAAAACCTGAACAATTACTTGCAATATCATTGCCCTTTTATGGCCTGACGTAGTAACTGTACCTATTACATGACCACCAGCTCCTTCACCTGTGATGACTGTGCCACTTTCTTTGTCTGGTGTACTACATATAGCAATTATACCTAAAACTATCATAGGAACCATGTTTATCCAGTCAATACCCGTATGCATACCGTATTCTTCTGTGTACGGGTCTGCCTGAAAATCGCCATAGTATGACACCAATGGGTTTTTTATCATTGACCTACCCAACACAACAGGGACAGGAGAACCAATTTGATTAGTGTTATCGGAGGTATACTTAGAAGCTTCTTCATCTGATGAACTATCATTATTTCTATTCAATAGCCATAGTAATAATGTTGATATTCCCCAACCCCAAAAGGCGTTGAAAGGAGAAGAACTTTTCCTCTTTGTTGTAGTTTCTTTCAATTATATCTATCTCCTTAATTAACAAATCCCTTTGTGTCTCTTGTAATAACTGAATCATTTATCCAATAATGATGCCCTATTACAGGGTTTTTGTATATATCATATGGCTCTATATAGCATACACCACTAAAGTTATCACTGTTATTAAATCTCTCTGCACAAGTTGAAAATAAATTATTGCACCCGTGGGTAGGCCATAAAAGAACCCTCTCTATCAGATGCACTTATTGGATACTTTATTGTTATAGTATCTCCTACATGACTATTTATCTGCCTATATGCATTACCCATTTTTATAAATCCATCTGTATAGTAACCACTAGGTTTTTCTGCCATTAAGTTTGATTTAATAACCAAATGGTCAATTTTATCAACCACATATCTAACTCCGTAATCTGATTCTTTTAGTTTACATTTTGAGTCATAAATACAGTTTTGACAGTAATAACTTAATGAACCTCTTGGTATATTCTTGGTAAGCATATTTTCAACATTTATTGTCATTTCTGCCTTACTATCTGTGAAGTGTACCTGACTAACTGTCCCATTAACCAGCACCTTAAAATCGTTAGGGTCACTCCCGTGTATTCTTGCCACAATAACACTAACTGCATCTTGCTCTGGTGGTGCTCCCTGATATAATAAAGCTACATTATTATTTCTAGGAACAGTTATCGTACATGTTTCTTTATTCCCACTACTATCGCCTAATTTTAAGCTGTCTCCACGTTCTATGTACTCTGCTGAAAATGTGTATGAGGTATCTCCTACGGTTATGCTGTAATTCTTAGTTGAACTTGTGTAAGCATATGTGTTACCATTATACGAAAATAGATATAATTCTATTGGATTATTATTCTCTACAGATGTTTCAATTGTATTAAATGACAATTTAATCATCAACCTCCTTCATTGTTAATGTTACATCAGCTACTATATTAGACTCATAGTTTATTTGTAAATCATCAGAATCTAGTCTAACTAGATTTAGAAATGATACCATTGCTATGTTATTAACATTTATCTGTTCATCCTGTGAATCTGATAATAATACCTTACCATATGTCACATTATCTATCTTATCCTGTGAATATGTTAATATATCATGGATGTATGATTTACCATCTCTGGTAAATATTACAATTTTTTTACTTCTACCATTTGATAAATAATATCTGTATAAGTCATCAAGTTTGGTATAAATAGCCTTATCTCCTCCCCTTATATCCCTTACAACATCAAAATCATTAGCCCATGTTGGGCAATAGAATGATTTATACCTGCCTGATACTCTATGAAAGAATTTTATCATATTATTAATCATTTTTCTGCCAACCAGTAAAACCTTTATTGAATGTTTGTCATAAGATTTATTATTCTTTAAATCATACTTAAATACTCCTGTTTTATTATCCAGCTTATTTGATAACTTATCTATTGATAGCTGTAAAGAGTCATCGCCATCCCATTGCGGCTCATATAAAAACATCTCTCTGCTATCTAATGTTAATGGCAAGTTATACCTGTTAAAACTATCTATGCCAGTATAGTCGTATTCTGATAGTATAGTTGGAGAAATATCAAATGTTGGTACATACAATATATCCTCAAAATTCATTGTTACATCAGTTCCATTTGAGTATATGTATGACATACTACTAGCTGGTTGGGTAGAACACCTTATTAATGGAAGTATGTATGTATTCTCTTTAAGCATTGAATCACTTATACCATTTTTAAGGACTATTATGTTTTCATCATAACGTTTAACTAACTTAGTCATATTACTACCAGCGTGGTGCATAACATCGTCTTTTCTAAATATCTCTATTGCATCACA